ACCGCGAACTCCTCTCGGGCCGCATCCAAAAAGTGCGCCGTTCCTTCCAGGTCGATGACCTCGTTGAGAATGTCGCCGACGTGGCTGGAGTTGGCCGCAAGCAGGCTTTCAATAAATCCGCCGCCAAGGCTCTTGTGGAGCTGAAGATCGACATCGAGGCTATCCTCGGTTCCGATAACGATTCCCAAGTGGCGACCGGCTCTGTCCCTTACAAGACTCGCGGTGTCGGAAGCTGGATCGCTAGTGGCGCTCAAGCCGATACAGCGACAGCAGTTCCTGCTAACTTCCGCACCCCAGCGGCTTCGATTAACGCGACTGCGACTGCTTCCCTCACCGAAGCTAACGTGATCGACGTGATGGAGAGCATCTTCAAGGTCCGCCGCGCTCGTCGCAACTATGATCTCGTTTGTGGCACTAGCCTCAAGCGTGCGTTCACGAACTTCATCCGCACACAAGCTGGCTCGACCAACGTCATGTCCAGCGTGCGCACGTTCAATACGAACCTCGAGAGCAAGAAGATCGTCAACACGATCGACATCTATGAGTCCGACTTCGGTACGGTCTCCCTGCACGTCTCGACCTACCTGGCGAATGGTGCGGCCGCAGCGGTCTCCGCTGCCCGTGGCTATGTACTCGACATGGATCTGGTCTCGATCGGGTTCAACCGCAAGCCTCGTATGGAAGAGCTCGAAGACCGTGGCGGTGGACGCCGTGGATTCTGCGACGCCATCTTTGGCGTGGCGGTGAGCAATCCTTCTGTGCTCGGCAAGTTCGCAGCGACGACTTAATTCCCCGTCCCCCCAGTGGCCCGCCGGTGGCCTCCGCAATGGAGGCCGCCGGATAACGGGCTACCCCCTTTTTTTTATGGATGCTATCTCGGAAATACTCGACGAAATCCCAAGTGAGACGGCGGATGCGGCGAAGGCGGCGATATTTGAAAACTGGAATGCCAAGGCGGAATCCGCCATGGATCGCCAGCGCGTGATCGCCAAGCAGAATGCCTCGGAGAATTTCAAATCCGTGAATGGCATCGGCGAGATGGTTCTCTCTATAGACCCGCAGATATATCACTTCTGGAATTGGAAGGTGCCTGGATGCTGGCGCGACAGCGATTTCATTCGCTGGTTCAAGCGCAGTTTCCCCGAGTGCGTCGTGAAGTGCGGCGGCACGGGAAAATCTATGTTCCTCATGCCTGGTCTTCTTAAGACGGCCTAACTTCCTTTCCCTCTTTTTTTAATAATGCACGACGACGACGAAATCCGCGATTCCAAATACTGGGTCGGCCAGCTAACGCAAGCGGCGACCGATGGGTCTTGGTTTTCTAGCCTTCGTTCTAAGAACTACGACACCCGTATGTCGCTCTGGGATGGGCAATCCTCAGACGGCAAGAAGTGGGCGAGTAACTACGGACGCAAAGTTTTCCCATGGGAAGGTGGAGCGGACTGCCGTATCCGGCTTGCGGACCTTATCTGCAACCGAGATGCGCAGCTCTGCCTTACCGCCACTTTTGCTTCTCGCCTCCAGATGCTACCCGTGGAGAGCAGCGATGCGCTGGCCCGCACGGCAGCGGAGTCGGTCTTGAAGTGGATGCTTTTTACCCATTGCGCAGATGACCTCCGCCGCGAGCTTGAGCTAGCACTCAATATACGAAACACCTACGGCCTTGCTGTGATGGGGGTCTTCTGGCGCACTACTACCCGCACGGAAACGAAGACGTTCACGCTCGAGGAGCTCATGGCTTCGGCGGCGGAGACGCAAGACCCCGCGCTCGGGGCCTTGATCGGCGCGATACTCGATCCTCTCCAAGAGGAAGTGGCGGCTGAGATCATCAATGGCATCTACGAAGGTGGTGGCACGTCGGCAAATATCCGCACGCTCCGCGAGGGCGGCACGGTGGAAGTGCCGGTGCCATACATCTTCGAGAGCAAGCCGGAGTGGACGGCGCTGGAGCCATTCAACGATGTCATCTTCCCCACGGCAACGTATGACCTTCAACGTGCCCCGTGGATCGCCCGCCGCGAAATGATCTCCTGCGAGGAGCTGGAAGAGCGGGTAACGACGGAGGGCTACCCTTACAAATTTTACGAAGAGTGCGAGAAGCACAAGGGCGCCAGCCTCTGGCCGCTCTACTCGCAACAGAATAACAACCGCCGAGATAACATCCTGTGGCAAGACTACCGCGACCTCATTGAGATCTGGCACGTTTACTCGAAAGAGATCGACGAGAAGACGGGCGCGACCAAGGTCATGTGCCGCATCATGCACCCGAATGTGGAAGAGTGCGCGAAGGAAGAAATCTCTCCCTACACGCATGGCAACTACCCATTCATTGAGCTGCCGCGCGAGCGGGTGAGCCGGTGCTTGCTGGAGAGCCGCAGCATTCCTGAGATCGTTTCGACGATGCAGGCGGAGATCAAGACGCAGCGCGACTACCGCAGCGACCGTGCTGGCATTGCCATCCTCCCGCCCATGCGTGTCCCTGCGAACCGTGGCAAGCTGGACATCGTGCTCGGCCCTGCCGTGCAGATACCGGAGCGTAGGCCGAATGAATTTGGATGGATGCAGCCGCCGCCCTTTGACCAAGGAACGATTGAAGTCGAGCGGGCCGTCCGCCGCGATGTGAATGAATACTTTGGGCTCAACGGTGATGGGGTGGACCCGAACTATGTGGCCCTTGTGCAACAGCACACCGTGGACCGCTGGCTCCGCGACTACAAAGCTATCGTCACTCAGACCTACCAGCTCATGCAGCAATACATGCAGCCGGTGGAAATCCTTCGCATCTCGGGTGGGCAAGCTCTGCCTTTCTCTGCGGCGCGTGAAGACATTCAAGGGAAGTTTGATCTCACTATTGATTTCGATGCGAAGAATCTCGATGCCGAGGCGCTGGGCGTGAAGCTCGACTACATCTCGAAGGCGGTCGTGCCGCTGGATACGGCGGGCGTGATCGACCGCGCGGGCCTTGTGAAATTTATTATGGGTGCCGTGGATCCGGTGCTGGCACAAATGCTGGTGCGCGACCCTGGCCCCGCTGCGGCGATGGAGGCGAACGAAGAGCAACTTGCCTTCACGAAGATCGCGGCAGGCACCGAGCCGGAACTCCCAGGCGAAGGGGTGAATCACCAACTCCGCGCGCAAGTGCTCCAAGGCATCATCCAAGCCAACCCTGCCGTGCAGCAACGCTACGGGCAGGATGAAATCTTCAAGGGCATGATCGACGCCCGCATGAAGGCGCTTCAGTTCCAACTTCAGCAACAACAGAACGCGCAAATCGGCCGCATGGGAACCATGCCCGCCTTGCAGCAACAAGCCCCCCAGCAACAACCCACCCCCCAATAAAAAATCATGAGATCAGTCACATTCCAATCCGTCCTCGACGGAGCCGCTGCCCGCATCGGGCTTGATCCGACACAGACCATCCAGCCGTCCACCGCTTCGGCGCTGACGGAGTATATCAATACTCGCACCCGTTTTGCGTGGGAAGCCTACAAGTGGCCGGAGCTTTCGGCTATCGAGAAGCGCCAGTTCCGCCCGACTTACGATGCGTCTAAAACTTATATCACCGGCGACGAGGTATTTTACCTCAACCAATACTACCGCAAGACAGGCAGTGGTGCTGCGGGCGTGCTGCCGACGGTCACGGCGACATGGACCTCGGCCGCGACTCTTACCGATTTCGTACGCGCAATTGATTTTGATCAGACTTTCACGGCGGCATCTGGCACGACGGCGGCCACTCCTGTCGGCGAGGTGATGCACGTTTACCGGCAGGATCCTCGCGTGGTGCGCTATGCGGAGCGCGTGAACTTCTGGGTCACGGACGGCGGCGCTATCGTCGGCCCGACACAATTCACGAATGCCTCGCCTAACGAGGTCTATGTGGAGTTCACGATTCGCCCGACGATGTTCAACACGTCTTCAAATTCGGCGGACTTCCCTCGCGTGCTTTCGGAGTATGTGAAATTTGCGACTGCGGCAGACGCTCTCCGCGAGGATGGGCAGTTCGACAAGGCTCAATATATGGACGGCCTCGCCAGCGATGCTCTCCAAAAGGAAATCGACATCATCGAGCTCAAGCAGGGCCAGACTCGCTTGCAGGGTACTCGCCGCGACTTGTTCCCATCCACGGCAATGCAACGCGCATCGGCTAGTCCCGTTGCGTCGGTCTTGGATCGCTCGCACAAGGCAGCCCTCGGTCGCTAAAATAAAAGATGAAAACGGTCCGTCTCCAGCAACTCATTGATAGCATCAACGCCCGCTCGGGTCTCAACCCCGAGCTGCCGGAGAATGCCCATCGTGGGGCGTTGGTGATGGACTACGTTTCCGAGGCGGTGAACTACGCTTGGACGTTTTTCGATTGGCCTGAGATCAACCATACGCAGGAACGCATCGTGCTCGGTGCGGGTTTCGCGGAGGGCGGATACACCTACGAGAGCGACTACGCAGGCACGATCTCCTACATTGGCCGTGCGCTTGAGGGCAGTACGTTTGAGCAGGCTGTGTGGCGCATCAAGCGGGTCACGACGAATGCGGCGGGCGCTGCGCTGAATATCGACACGGCGCTCAATGTGGCTTGGAATAACCGACTCACGGCGACCTATGTGGAGGACTCACAAAACTCGCCTGCCGAGATTCCGTATGTGTTGCTCTTTGCCGATGGCAAGACGCCTATCGGCGATGTGGTGGCGGTGTATGCCTCGAATCCTGACACGTCGATCCCGTATGAGTTGAAGCACTCTGTCTCGGCCGACCGCATACTCATCACCGATACGGCCTACCAAGGCGGCACGGTGTATGTGAAATTCTGCGAGCCTGTGCCGGAGCTGACGATTGCGACCTACGATGCCTCGTCGAGCTATGTCTTTGGCGATCTCGTTTACCATCCCCCGACCGGCGACTGCTACCGCGCTATCGCCGCAACGAAAGTCAATGCACCGACGAATACGCTGTACTGGCATAAGCAGTCGATCCCGTTCTTCCTCGGCGACTACCTCAAGACCTCTGGCCTTGCATCCGTGCTGCTCGAAGAGGTAGGCCAAGAAAATAAGGCGACCTATATGACGGCACGCGCTGAGGGCTTGCTCTTGCGTGCGATGGACGACGCCTGGCTGCGCAAGGGCGAGGTCCGCACTTGGACTGCTCGCTTCAACTAACCCCCCACTTGACACACTCCTCCATAATAAAAATAACGATATGAGTAACCCAACAATCCAGATCGCCGCCCGCTCTTCCGCTGGCATAGTGCAACCCGTGCAAGCCACACCAGATGGGGCTCTGCGAGTCACCACAGGCTTTGCGCTTCCGCTCTACGACAAATTCCAAATCTATAAAGTCGGAGCTACGAACAACACCGACTACACGGAATACAGCTTTAGCGGAACCGCCGTCGCCCGCATTCGGATGACGTATTTCGGTGGCGTTCCCGCTGCCGACAACGCCCAGCTTCAAACGTCCTTCATCCAGTATCCTCCTTTTTAATGTCGCAAATCTCCTTTGACCCCCTCACAGGAAATATGATCAGCACGACCGCCCAGGTCGCGCAGCTCGACTCGTCGGGACAAATCTCGGGCGCGATGATACCCGACGACTTCGACGACGTGCAGCGTTTTTCGACCCTCGCCGACTTCCCGCAAGTGGGCGTCGTGGCCCGCATCTATTTTCCGGCCGATACCAACCTCCCGCACCGTTGGGATCCGACAACCCTTTCCTACATGCCCATCGTCTCCGATTCGGACGGCGGTGAGTTTTAGGAATTAACCCCGCAGATACAACCCCCCAAAAATAATATATGGCAAATCTAAGAATTAAACGGCGCTTGACCGGCGCAGCCGGAGCCCCCTCCAGCTTGCTTTCGGGCGAGCCAGCCTACAACAAAGTTGACGGCATCCTCTACATTGGCGACGGCTCTGCCGTAGTGCCAGTCGGTGGTGCCCATTACGCGACCGCAGCAGCCCTCGCCAGCGAGAGCAGCGCACGCACATCGGCAGTCTCAGCAGAGGCGTCCCGTGCGACCGCAGCGGAATCCGCTCTCGGAACACGCATCGACAATGTTCTCTCGAATGTTGACGGCGCAGCCCTCGACTCCCTCACAGAAGTCGTCACCGCCTTCCAGAGCGCAGACAGCACCCTCAATGGTGCCATCAGCTCCCTCGCCGCCAGCGCATCCTCGGCCCTCACAGCCGAAGTCAATCGTGCGACTGCCGCTGAAGGTGTCATCGCCGCGAACCTCGCGACAGAAATCACCGACCGCGCCGCAGCGATCACGACGGTCCAAGGCAATATCAACACCGTTGCAGCCAATCTCGCTACCGAGACCTCCGCTCGCACCAGTGCTGACAGCACCTTGACATCGAACCTCTCGAGCGAAATCTCGCGTGCGACCGCCGCTGAAGGCGTCGTGGCCGCAAATCTCGCCACCGAGATTACGGATCGTGCTTCTGCCGTGTCCGCAGTGACCAGCTCGCTCAACAGCGAGATCAGCCGCGCCACAGCAGCCGAAAATTCTCTCGATTCGCGTCTCGACGCGATTGAAGCAGAAGTCGACGGCGGCAGCTTCTAGACCCTCCCCCTCCGTGCGGTGGTGCGGCTCGTCCGCGCCACCGCTACGGAGCCCCCTTTTTTTCCTCTCTTTTTTTAAACCATGCCCACCTTACTGACCAAGCGGACCTCCGTCGCAGGCCGAGTGCCGACCGCACAGCAACTCGCTGTGGGGGAATTGGCCATTAACCTCCCCGACCGCATCCTGTATTCCAAAGATGCAGCCGGAACGGTCTTCTCGCTTGGCGCGGGCGGTGCGGCAGAGGCTTACCTATTTTCCGCCGCAGTCAGCGGCAACTATCTTTACATCGGTCGCTTGGCTGAAAGCGACATCCCGAACTCCGGCTCTCCGGACAATGCGACAGCCTGGACAATCTACCGCATTACGACCAATGCGGCGGGCGATGTCACCGCCACCCAATCCGCCACCGGCGCGTGGTCGAACAAAACCAATCTCACCTACGCATAAACCTATGAACGCTACCAATCCCATCCAAATCGACGGCAAATCCTACCCGCTTTATTCGCTCAACCTCGCCATAAACGGCAAATACAACGCAGACGGCTCTAGCGATGCGTCCATCGCCGCTCGTTTCATCCCCACCCGTTTAGTCGAGGACGGCGAGCCAGAGCAGGCGCAAGAACAGAGCGTCAACATCGCCATCGGTAGCCTCTCCGGCTCCGACGAACCCACACTCACCGCCGTCGCTGAGATCAGCGCGGCCCTTCAAAAGTTCATCATCTCGAAAGGTCTCTAATCATGGCAAACTATCGCGCAATCGCAACGGGACTCTGGAGTGCAGGAGCCACATGGGCAGGCGGGGCAGTGCCTCCAGATGCCGCTGGACACAATGTTTATTCCAACGGTTTCACGGTCACCATCGATCAAAATGTCAATGTCGCTCTACTCACGAATGCCGCAATCACCGCATCGTTTGTGGGTGGCGGAACTTCTGCGGCGGCTGGTGGGTCTTTTAATGTTAGTAGTGCATCTGTAAGCAGCATCGTCGCAAATATAACTGGTCAAGCAGGGAATGGAACCTACGCATTAAACTTTACCGCACTTACTCCTGCTACATTAAATCTTACCGGCAATCTTACTTCTAATATGGCTGGTAATGGTAGTGGTGTCATCAATTTAGGAGGAACTGGAACATTAACAGTAATGGGAAACATTACTAGTAATGGCTCAACTGGGGCGGGTGCAAATGCAATAAATGTAACTGGCGGCGGGACGCTTGTTGTAAACTCTGCCGTTATTTCAACCTCTGGAAATTTTTCCTCAAACTTAAATAATGCCGCAATAAATATGGGTGGCGCAGGGTCTATAACGCTGAACAACTGCTCGCTTAGTGGTTTACCATCAGTAAACTCAACAAATGGCACAATCACTGCTGTGAATTGCGTGTTTTCAGCTTCAAACTCTGGCCCAGTCGTTGTCTCAACTATTGGCGGAAACCGATTTTCTGGAACCTTCATAAGCTCGTCAAATGGTATGCAACCGATTTCAGCGTCTAGGTGGTTCTTAAATTCAACCCCTTCCGCCAGCTACATCCAGCACGCGCTCGACGGCATTAACGCAAGTAGCTATGTTCGCTACTACACAGCCGACAACGCCCTCGGCCAAGCCAACCCCACCGATGTCCGCAGCGGCGTGAGCTACGCATCGGGCAACCTCACCGGACGCCTCACCGTCCCGGCTCGCGGATCGGTGGCGTTGAGCGTCAACTACGGGCCGTCGATGCCCTTCACGGCTACCCGCAGCGGCACGACCGCCACGGCCACGCTGGCCTACAGCTACCCTCTTGTAGTTGGCGACCAGATCACCGTCACAGGCGCATCGAGCGCCGAGTGGAACGGCAGCTACACCATCGCATCGGTCATCTCTGGCACATCGGTCACATTCACCGTGCCAAACACCCACAGCGCCACCGCAGGAGCAGGCGCAGCCATGCAAACAACCGGCACAGCCGTCCTCGATCCCGCCGCCGTAGCCTCGGCAGTGTGGGGAGCAGCCAGCCGCACCATCACGGGTGGATTGGTCGATACCGCGACAACGCTCACCAACGCACCGACCGAAGCCGAAATCGCCAGCCAAGTCCGCACCGAGCTGGCCGTGGAACTTGCCCGCATTGATGCCGACATCTCTAGCCGCCTCGCGCCATCGGGGACGCTGGCGACCGTCACGACATTGACAAATTCGCCGAATGTTCCAAGTGCAGCGGCTATCGCCGACGAAGTGCGTGTGGAACTGGCTACCGAGCTTGGCCGCATTGATGCCCCCGTCAGCGGAGCGACGGCCCCTTCCGCCGCCACCGTTGCCACCGCCGTGCGCTCCGAACTCGCCACCGAACTTGCACGGGTTGACGTGGCCACCAGCACCCGCCTCGCCACTTCCGGCTACACAGCCCCGAGCACAGCGCCAACGGCAGCGGCTAACGCCAGCGCCGTCCGCGCCGAACTCGGCACCGAACTCGGCCGCCTCGATGCAACCGTATCCTCGCGCCTCGCCTCGGCAAGCTACACAGCCCCGAGCACAGCGCCAACGGCAGCGGCTAACGCCAGCGCCGTCCGCACGGAGCTAGCCACCGAACTCGCCCGAGTGGATGCCGCAGTCAGCACGCGCCTCGCCTCCTCGGCCTACACCGCGCCAGCAAATAGTGATGTCACGGCCATAAAAGCCAAGACGGACCTCCTCGAAACAACCCGCCTCGCGCAGTGCAGCACGGTTGCCACCACCGGAGCCCAACTCGCCGCCGCCCTCAGCTAATGGACACGCACCAAGCCACCGCCTCCTTCACCGGCCTCGTCGCTACGGCGAGCGGGATCACGGTCAGCATGCTGCCGGAGATCGAGGCGTGGCTGCGCGTCTCCTCGCTGGTGATCGGCTGCGCGGTGGGCATCGCATCGTTTATCGTCATCCTCCGAAAGTGGGACGTGCCGCCGAAGGACTGAAACTTAAAACTTAAACCTTTAACCTTAAAACTCCCCAACCCCCATGAACACACTACTCCAACGATTAAAAGAGCCGTCCACCTTTCGCGGTCTGGCGATACTCGCAGGACTCTGCGGCTACGCCATCGAACCAGCGCAACTCAACGCCATTTCTAGCGCCGTGATCGCGGTGCTGGGACTCATCGAGGTCTTCCGCCGTGAGCCCAAAATCTAACGCTCTCCTCATTATCCTGTCGGTCTTCGCTGGCTTCCTCACCCTACTTCTAAGCGGGTGCGCGGGGGGCTACGGCAACCCTTCTGTGTGCCTGCGTACCGACTACGGCACCCTGTGCTATGAGCTCCCGATGCCGACATCATCCAAATGATTGACCGACTCGTTGCCGTAGCGGCGAGGCAGATCGGGACTCGCGAGGAGGGCGGGAATAATTGCGGCAACGCGATTCGCACTTTCCAACGGGCGACGGATCTTGCGCCCGACGCTTGGCCTTGGTGCGCCGCCTTTGTGGACTGGTGCGTCTCGAAGTGGCTGGCGGAACCTGGTGTAGAGGGTTGGCTGGGGCTGCGCGTCTCGACGCCGGATCAGTGGCGCCCGAAGACGGCGCTGGCGTATGGCTTTCTCAACTGGGCGCGAGAGCGCCCGAAGACGGTATCCATCCACCCCGACACGGCGCAGGCGCAGCCTGGCGATATAGTGGTTTTTGATTTTTCTCACATTGGCATCGTGGAGTTCGATGCGGACGACAAGCTCATCACGATCGAGGGCAACACGAATGGGCGAGGGGATCGCGACAGCGCGACGGGCGATGGGGTCTGGCGTAAGACGCGACCAAAATCCATCGCGCGAAACTTTATCCGCATCCATCCGAGAGGGGCTTGACATGCTCCCGCATACTTACAACTAGATGCCCGACGACCAAACAATCACCGAAGGAGATGCCGGATTCCTCGGCATGGCGTCGCGGCTGAACCCGCTCCAACTCCAGCCTGGCATGGTGCAATACTGCGAGAATATGCGGCTCGACCGAGGTGTCGCGCAGACGCGCAAGGGCGCCAAGCGCCTGGGCGATGGGATCGCCAATGAAGCGCAACCGCTCACTTTTCCGTTTGCGCTCAATGCCAAAGCAATCGTTCGCACGGTTTACAGCGGAGGAATCTTATCGAGCGGCGTTTTTTCATCGCCGAACTACAACGATGCAAATGAATACATCGTCCTGTGCGGGACGTTCTCTGCCTTTCTTTACCGGCAAGATGAGGTTATTGAAGAAATCTTTTATCCCAAAAACGACACGGCAGCGGATGAGATACTAGATTTTACAGACGACGTATCCTGCATCCAAGCATTCAACAGATTTTACCTACTGCGCGAGGCGGATGCTTCGTTGCCTGGGTGGGGGTGGCAATACACGACGGCGAGCGGCATCGCGGTGTCTGGCACTACGGCGACTATAAATGTGACCGCGCATGGCTATGTGGTCGGCCAACGTGTGCGGATCGAGGAGGGGAATGTCGCGGCGTTTGCTGGACATGAGTTCGACATCCTCTCGGCGACGACAAATTCTTTCACCATCGCGGTGCCGTCTGGCACGGCGAGCGACATCGTCGCTGGCATCTCCATACGGCGCGTGAAGCCGCCGCTGTGGTGGGACGGCACGACGATGGAGTTGCTCCGCGCCGAGGCGGGAGTGCCTGCGGAGGGCGTCACCTACAAGCGCTTGCGGTCGTGCGGGTGGGCGGCCTACATCGGCAACCGACTCTGGATCCCAGATGGCCGCGATACGGTGGCGATATCTGATGTGCTGGACCCCGACCTCTACGATCCCTTCTTCCAATCCTTCCGCGCCAACCAAGGCTCGAACGACTACCTAGTTGCGATCCATCCGTGGGTGGAGGGACAGGCGCTGGTCTTCATGCGCAACTCGATCTGGCTCGCGAACCTGACGGATACGAGTAATGCGACGGGCGACAACTTCACGGTGGACTCTGCCGTTTCTCGTCTCACTCTGCTCACCGACGAGATCGGCTGCGTGGCTCGCCGCTCGGTGGTGACGGCGGGGCAATTTGTGTTCTTTCTTTCGGACGCCGGAGTTTACCGGCTCGATACCCAGCTCGACCTTAAGCTCCGTGCTAATACCCAGCCACTCTCTGACGCGATAGCCGACCAGCTCGACGAGATCAATACCGACTACGCGCACCTTGCCGTAGGCCGGTGGTGGAATAACCGGTACTACCTGGCTGTGCCTATAGGCGATACGGCGGAGGCAAATAATACCCTTTTTATTTGGAACGCTCTCAACTCAGCGTGGGAGAGCCGCGACACGTACTCGATCTCGCTCAACGAACTCCTCGTTGCTGGCTACGAGAGCCAACGCCGACTATTCACTGCCGCCCGCACGGGGGCGCTTTTTCTGCTTGATGAGAATGAGTACGGGGACGATGTGCCTTTTGAAAACGACGAAGACCTCTACACCGAAATCCTCTCCGAACTCATCACCCGCCGCTACGGGTGGGGCAGCCTCAACGCCAAGCGCCTCACCCGCGCCAAGGCTAGCGTGCTGCTGCCTGACGAGTCGTCCTGCACGCTGGATGCCTTGACGACCGACTACGACAACGAATTTCAAATCGCATCGCTCGATAACGCCACAGGCGAGACCGAGGACTACACGCTCAAGGCCCCGCTGCGCTGCAAGGCTACTGGGCTAGACCTCCGGTTCCGCACTCAAAGCGGGCGACCCATCCTCCGCCAAATCAGCGCCGAGGCGACCCGATCTGGCTCCGACTCCACCGAAACCCGCACCCTCAATTAACCATGGCAACTCTCTCAAAAGGCAAAACATTCACCAACGGCGAACTCGTCACTCCCGCAACGCTCCACTCTCTGGTGGACTCCGGCACCGTCACTAACATCGTCAACGCCGACATCTCCAACACCGCCGCCATCGCCGACTCTAAGCTCGCGCAGATCAGCACGGCAGGAAAGGTGCTTGCCGCTGCGGTGCAAGGCACGCTTGCCAACGCCCGCACCACGGCGACATCCGCAAATACGGCCAATGCCATTGTGGCTAGGGATGCCAGTGGGGACTTCTCGGCAGGCAAAATCAACGGGGTCACCGTAGGAATGGGCGGCGGTAGCGTAAATACAAATACGGCGGTGGGGTTGCAGGGATTAAATGCAAATACCAGCGGAAATAGCAATACGGCGGTTGGGTGGAGCTCACTCCAATCAAACACAACTGGCCAACAAAACACAGCCGCCGGTACAGGCGCACTTTTATTTAACACAACTGGCAGTAAAAACACAGCTTTCGGGGCAAACACTTTTTCTGCTAATACAACGGGCTATGAAAACACAGCGATAGGTGCCAATGCCCTTTTTTTAAACACAACTGGCTATGGAAACATAGCACTCGGGTATCAAGCCCTGTTAAATAACACAACAGGAAGAGGCAACACAGCGTGCGGGTTCGCCGCCCTTTTGCAAAACACTGGCAACGATAACACTGCCGTAGGGGGTAATGCGCTTTTCGGAAATACAACAGGAACTTTAAACACAGCTATTGGGTTGTTAGCCCTCCAGAGTGGGAATTACTCACAATCTTCTGGTGTAGGCTACAATGCACAAGTCACTGGATCAAATCAAGTCCAGCTTGGAAATTCCACTGCGACCACTTACGCCTACGGCGCGGTGCAAGACCGGTCCGACGTCCGAGATAAAGCCGACATCCGCGATACCACGCTGGGGCTGGATTTTGTAAATGCGCTTCGTCCGGTGGATTTTCGATGGGACTACCGCGAAGACTATCGGCCATTTGCCCCGACTCTTCCGGCTCAAGACGCTTCGGCCGAAGAGAAAGCGGCATATAAAGCGGCGCTGAACAAATGGCAGGAAGATGTCAAGCTGGCCAATATCACGCACGACGGCAGCAAGAAGCGCAACCGCTACCATCACGGGCTCATCGCCCAAGAGGTCAAAGCAGTCCTCGACGCGCAGGGACTCGACTTTGGGGGATACCAAGATCACTCGATCAAGGGTGGCGACGATGTGCTGTCGCTTGGCTATGAGGAACTCATCGCGCCACTCATCAAGGCCGTCCAAGAACTCGCCGCCCGCGTCGCCGCCCTCGAAGCCCGATGACCTCCGCCCCCTCCATGCTCAAGCAAGACCTCTACCGCAGTCCGAAGCTCGCGGTGCGGCGGAGCCCTGTGCATCGCTGGGGAGTCTTTGCGGTCGAGCCTATTGCCGCTCACGAACTCCTTGAGGAGTCACCCTTTTTCTACCTCGACAAACGCGAGATCAAAAAAGCCCCCGCCTGCGAGCCCTACACCTACTACTTTGACGACGCCTGGAGCATCGTCGGCCTCGGCCTCGCCGGACTCTACAACCACGCAACCACCCCCAACGCAGACCACCAAATCGACAAATTAAACGAGGTCATGCGGCACTACTCCACCCGCGCCATCCAGGCCGGTGAGGAGATCACACTCCACTACGGCGACGATAACGCCGCCAACTTTCAGAAAGACTAAAACTATGCCAATGAACATGAGCAACGGCGGAGGAGGAGGCGGCGGCGGTATGTCCGGCGGCGGCGGTGGCGCAATGAGCGCAGCCCCAGCAATGAGCAACGCGATGTCCGACAACAACATGGGCGGCAACGCCATGTCCGATAGTGGGAACGCCATGTCCAGCGGCATGAGCGCCGCCACAGCCATGTCCGGCGGAGCGATGTCTGGCGGCGGCATGAGTGGCGCCCCACTCCGCACCGGCATGTCTGTAGATCCCCGCAGCGCGCCCCGCACGCGAGATTTTCGCAATGAGTTATCAGCCATACGCACGGCCAGCGGCCAAATCGCCCAAGATCAAGCCAACACCACCGTCGATACCGCAGACCGCCTCAGCGACCAAGCCATCGAAAGCACCGGCGACATCGCCAAGAAGCTCGAAGACAGCACCTACACCGCAGCAGCTAACCAAAAAATCCGCGACGCCGGAACCTCGGCCACCCAACTCGGCCAGAGCTACAACCAAGTCGGCCAGACTGCCGACCGTGTAGCCGCATACAACGACCCCGCACAAGCTCGGTTGAACCAAATAGCCCTCGGCCAGCTCTACCGCCCAGACCAGCTTTCCTCGCAAGGCGTCTCCGCCGACCAAGCGCAAGGTGCCCGCGTCGCCGATGTCGGCCGCATGCAAGCCGCCCAGGCTGGCGGCCCCGCCAATGTCCAAGGCGCGCGTACAAGTGCCGCGAGCATGGGGAATGTGGCTAATGTGCAAGCCCAACAAATGCAAGCGCAGCAAGCGGGAGCTTTTGAGCGAGTCGCCGGCCGCGATGTCACGGGCGCACGGATAGCAAATACTCCGCAAATAGGGGGAATCAATGCCGCTCAAGTGCAAGATGTCTCTGGTCAACAAGTGGGGCAAGGCCAGCTCGGGCAAAGTCTATACCAGACAGCTCAAAATAGGCTGGCTTTAAACGGGCAACTCTCTTCCGAAGCGTCCCGCGATGCGGTGCAATCTGCCCGAGCAGGATATGCGGCGCGGGGCATGGCGACCGGCAACTCAGCTCTTGCAGGAGAACTCCTTAACCGTGACCGCTACTCCCAGCAAAGATTCCAGCAAGACGGAGTATTTGCGTCCGCCGTGCAAAATTCCGATATTGGTCGCCAGCAGCAGAACTCCGCCCTGTCCCTCGATGCGGCTCGCGCTAACCAGGCTAAATCTGCGCAACTTTCCTTGGCAAACCAAGCTGCCGGAATGGATGCGGCTCGAGCTAATCAAGCTGCCGAGATAAGCGTCAACCAAGCCAATGCGGGCTACCTGCAACAAGCGAACCTATCCAACCAAGACGCAGCTCTTCGTGCAAGCGGACTTAACCAAGCGGCAGGCATGCAGACCGAGCAATACAATGCCGGTCTCCGCCAGACAGCTAATGCGGCCAACCAAGATGCCGCTCTCCGCGCAGCGCAGGCGAATCAACTCACGGCCTACAACACCAACCAATTCAACGCCGCGAATAGCCAATCCGCGAACCTCGCAAATGCAAACTTCGCCCAGCAGGCCGGACTTGCGAACCAATCGACCGGACTCCAGCTCGGCCTCACCAACGCGCAACTCCAGCAGCAGGCCAACGCCACCTCCTACGAAGCCTCCCAGCAATCCGCCATGGCCAACGCAGGCTACGCCCAACAGGCCGGACTCGCCAACCAACAGGCCAACCTCACCGCCGCGCAATACAATAGCAGCCAAAACCTCGCCGCCCAGAGCGCCAACCAATCGGCAAACTACAACGCGAACTACGCGAACCAAAATTTCCTGCAAGGCGTCGCCAGTCAGAACTTCAACCAATTCAGCGGCCAGCAAAGCATGCTCGGCAGCCTCTACGGCCAGCAAGCAGGCATCGCCCAAAACCAATACTCCAACAACCTCGGCCTCGCCCAGGCCAACGTCGCCCTCGACCCCTACCAACGCGCCCTCGGATCCAATATCCCTATAGCCAGCCAAGGCAACGCCGCCAACATGATCGGCCAGAGCTTCGGGAATACCATGACCTACGGCAACGACCTCTTCAACACCAACACCAACATGCAGGCCAGCATCTACAACACCTATCAAAACAACCGCGCAGGCTTGAAATCTGCAAACATCCAAGCCGACGCCTCACGCGACGCCTCTGGCATGGGACTACAAGGTGCGGCTATGGGAGCAAGCGCCATCATAGGAGCCGCCGCCGCAGCCTGTTGGGTAGCCCGCGCCGCCTTCGGCACGACCACCACTCGTTGGGTGGAATACCGCCGCAGCATGCTGCGCCATGCCAGCGACCGCACGATCCGCCTCTACTGCCAGCACGGCCAATCAATCGCCGCCGCCATCACCACGCCACTCCGCCGCCTCATCGCCCGCCTCACACTCCGCACCCTTCAATGGTCTTGGAACTAACAGAGAAAATCCGACTCGAAGGAGCCCACCGCGCCTGCACTCCAGAGCAAACGCTGGAGCGCATGCGTCCGCATTTCCACGCCGCAGGCATTACCCGCCTCGCCGAGATCACTGGGCTCGACCGCATCGGTATCTGTGTCGCCCAGTGCATCCGTCCCGATGCCATAGTGCTGGCCGTAGATTCCGGCAAAGGAGCTACGCCTGCCGCAGCGAAATGCTCGGCCATGATGGAGGGCTTCGAGCGCCATGTCGGCGAGACCAGCCGCCCTCGGCACATACTCGCCACCGCAGCGCAGCTCGGCGACAAAGCCGAGACCCGCCTGCCACTCTCCAAGGGAGCTGTCTTCCACCCCCACGCCCTCATGCCGTGGACCGAGGTGCGAGGCCTACAGAGTGGATCCGCCCGCATGGTGCCCACCGACACCGTGCGCCTCCTCGCCCGTCCAGACCCCGCTCCGCTTACCAGCCTGCCATTTGCCTACACAAGCAACGGCCTTTCCTCCGGCAACACCTACGCCGAAGCCGTCGCCGGTGGCCTCTACGAGTGCATCGAACGCGACGCCACAGCCATCGCCCAGCACAGGCTACAAGATTTCCCCCGTGTCGATCTCGACACCATCACCGACCCCACCGTAGCCCGCCTCGTCCGCACACTGCGAGATGCCGACATCACCCCCGTGCTCCTCGATGTCACCAGCGACATCGGCCTGCCCACCTACATAGCCTACCTCATCGACTGCGAGAGCGGCTGTGGAGTCAATAAAGGCTACGCCGCCCACCTCGATCCAGCCGTGGCCCAAGCCCGCGCCCTCACCGAGACCATTCAAGCCCGCGCCGTATGGATTGCTGGAAGTCGCGACGACTTCCTCCACGCCCGCTACGAGAAGGTCAAAGCCACCGACTCCTCCGCCATTCTCGCCCGCCTCTACAAGCACGCCACCACCAGCGCAAACGCCCATCCCGACCGCTCCCGCGACACCTTTGAGGCAGACATAGACACCCTCCTCAATCTCCTCGATGCCGTCGGCGTCCCCGAGCCGCTCGTCTATGAGTTCACTCACGACTACCCATGCAGCGTCGTGCGAATCATAACCCCTACGCTGGAAGGCTACACCTTCGACTACTCGCAACCAGGCCAACGCGCCAGGAGGGCCAAATGAAAATCTTCCTCGGCCCCACACGACCTAGCAACATCCCCGCCGATGCCGACCTACGGCCCCCCGCACAGCAAGGCGACATCGCTGCCGCTGCCATAGAGGGACCGGATACGCTCATCCTCATCGACGGCCTCTTTCACCAGACGCTTGCTCCCTGGCACAAGGAGATCCTCTTTGCTATTGATCGAGGGTGCCGAGTGATCGGGGCAGGAAGCCTCGGGGCGCTCCGCGCTGTGGAGTGCGCTCGCTACGGAGCCGAGCCGGTCGGAATCATCGCCGGTTGGTATGCCGACGAGTCCTGCACTGACGACGCCGATGTCGCTCTCGCTCACGGCCACGCCGAAGATGGCTACCGCGCCCTCTCAATCCCAATCGTCAACATCCGCGCCACCGCCGAGTGCCTCGTCGCCGATGGCTTGCTCGCCGCCGCCGAGTTGCCTAGACTGCTCGCCGCCGCCCGCTCGATCTACTACGTCGAGCGCAGTTGGCCGCGCCTCCGCCAAGCCCTCGGCCCCGTAGCAGACCTCCTCCGCGAAAACTACCGCGACCAGAAAGCCCTCGACGCCGAGGAAGCCATCCGCCACGCCCAGCATGTCGCCGCTCCTATCCAGCACGACACGCCCCAGCACACGCACAGCGCCTATTTTCTCGCCCTCCTCGCCAATGACCTGCCAACCGGCGACGGCCAACGCCAGCACCACCTCACCAGCGAAGCCGCCCGCACCCTTGCCACCGACCGCCACCTCGTCTCCGAGCTGGCCCAACTCCTCGGCATCGTCACCACCCCCGAAGACATCTTCGCCGCCAGCACCCGCATGTGGCAGCGCCTCGGCATCACCGACTCAAAAACCGCAAAATGCTGGCTCTCCGAGCACGCCTGGACCGACGAGCAATGGTATGCCCACGCCCAGCGCGAAGCCCTCCGCCAATCCGCCCGCGATTGGCACAACGCCAGCGGTGCCTGCCTCGACATCGTTCCACTCACCCTCGCCCACAACTTACTCAACCCAGCCTAATACCCATGCCATACAACCCCTCCGTCAATGACCGCTCAGGCGAAATTTACGCCCAAGGCAGTAATAACGCTGCCAACCTTTACGCCCAAGGAGCTGCAAACATGCAAAATTCCCTCACCTCCTCATTCAATACCGCGATGGGAATGGTGAATAAACGCATAGAGAAGAATGAGACTGACAATGCCAAGCTCAAGCAGACAACAGCAACAGGGCAAGCCATGATGGGGCTTGCAGATAACTATGGTGAGGACGGGCAGAAATTTAAAGTCTCACTGGCAACAGCTCTTACAGATAATGCTAAAGACCCTGACAAAATGGCAGGCACCGTCATGGCTTATGCAAATGAACTGGAGAATTTACAGAAGATCAAAACTGCCGAGAAAACCTACGAGGCGCTAGGCAATGCCTACGCAGGCAAAGCCCAAGCTGCCGCCGATGTGAAAGCGGCCCAGCCCGACAAGATGAACGCCGAGACAATCCGCGCGTATGCTAACGATGCCGCCACTAATGGGGCTACGCCTGATCAAATCAAGGCGGCTTTACTGCAAGGCTATGGACCATGGGCCGTCGATGTGGTTTACCCCCAGCCAAAGCAAAACTATTGGGGGCCGTAGTATAATACTGCCATGGCGCACAACCCCCTTCTGGACATCATCAATGCTGGCACCTCTACAGAGAGTCAGGGCATAGCGATAGATCAAGCTACGCCGCTACCTAGCGACCCTCCGGATTGGACTCCATACCCGCAGAACAACATTATTGATGATCTGGAATCAATGGACTTGACTAGAGGGCAAACACCCCAAGATGAAATCCCTGATGCGCCGGAAGAATCTTCGGGGCCGATGCCGCGCCGCAATCCGCTCCTAGACATAATTAACGGTGGCACTCCTGAGCCTACATTGAGGCGGGAGAATCCCTTGCTTGCGTTCATACGTCAGCAAGAGGCCGCCGCCCAGCAAGAGGCCGTCGCCCAGCAAGAGGTGGTGGCGCAGGCGACGACGCCCGATGAGGCGCTGCCCGTCGTGCCGTCTAAGCTGGCCAACGCCCTCGGCGTGCTCGACTACCGCGACCCCGAGGAAGGCGCTCGCCGCTCGCAGGCCGCCGCCCTGGGAGAGATCCTAGGTCTGCCGGAATACGAGAGGGTCCAACTCGGAGCCGCCCCGACCAATGAGGATGGCACCGTGACCATCCGCCGCGCCCAAGCCGTGAGCCCCGAGGCGAATGCCGCCGCTGCAAATCGCCTTGCAAACATGCAGACGATGGCCGCTGGCGAAATGCTCGTCGAAGAATCTCCCAAGGAAGTCGGCTCCCTCCAAGGCATCGCCAACGCCGCGCAGAATGCTTTCGACTCCGCCCGCCAAGCCCTCATGGCCACCAATGGACTCGATGAGAACGACGCCTCGCAGATCGCTCGCATCGAATACAACAAAGCCGCCCGCCGTGTAGCCCCAGGTTACGCCGCCTACCAGCAAGCCGAAGGATGGGATGCCGCAAAAGCCTTTGCGAAAAATCCCTTTGAGGTTACGGCAAATATCATCACCGAAGGTCTCGCTGGAAGCTGGCCCGCCCTCGCGGGCGGCCTCGCCACCGGAGCCACGACCGCCGCTGTAGCTGGAGCTGCTGGAACGGTGGTGCCAGGCGTGGGCAATGTCATCGGCGCAGGCGGTGGGTTCACCGCAGGCATGGTTGGTGGCACCGCTGCCGGTTCCTTTGCCACAGAATACGGCAGCAAGATCCTTGAGGAGTTGCAGACCGCAGGGATGAATCCTAAAAATCCGGAAAGCATCGCCCAGTTCTTCAGTAACGAATCGCTCATGGCTGAGGCAAAGGATGCCGCCTTGAAACGGGGCGTGCCTGTTGCCGCATTTGATGCCCTTTCCGCTGGTATTGCCGGACGGGTGGGCTCTATCTTCCGTGCCGCCGCGAAAACCCCTGTCCGCCTGGCTGTCACGGAAGGCGCTATCCAAGGGGGGCTCGGAGGCGCAGGCGAGGTTGCCGGATCCGTCGCAGCCGGAGACCCAGTAAACCCCAAGGCCGTCTTCGGAGAAGTCATCGGCGAAGTCGGACCGGCCGCCATCGAGATCGCCGCCGGACGCGCCGCCTCTGCCAGCCAGCCCGCCACCGTGGGAACGCCGTCGTCCCCGACGGCCCCTCCGTCATCCGCTCCCATCGCCCAGCAAGCCCCCGCCGAAGTCCCCCAAAACTTCACCCCCATTTCTAGCCCTGCCGCAGCGCAACCCGCCACCCGCCCGCGCTCGCTCGGAGAAGTCCGCGCCCCACAGATCGCCCTCGACCAAGCCGCCGTCGATGAAGCCTTCGGCTCCCCATTTGCACCACCGCCCGTGGTATCAAATGATACCTTCGCCCCGCCCGAATCAACGGGATCACCCGAATTGATCAGCGGGAACGGGACTTCTGTTTCGGGATATTCCACTTTAATGCCCGTTGATGAGTTGCGTGAGAGCTTCGGGACTAATACCTTCGCCCCGCCCGCGCGCGCAACCGAGTTACCAGAAACTTCCCGCACCGCCTCTGCTGCCCCCACGGTAAGCGCACCAACAGCGCCCGAATCGACGGGCTCACCCGAATTGATCAGCGGGGACGGGACTTCTGTTCTTTCCCCGAACGCCTCTACGGCCCCAGTCGCCGCAAGCGGAGCGCCGGAATTAACCGGCTCACCCGAGATGATCGCCGGAGAGGGGAGTTCTGTTTCTAATATTCCAGCATTGCAGCCCGTGGATTATCCGGTCGATCAGATCAAGTTATCCAAAGACGTTCCCAACTTTAAGGATAATGCTGATCCCAATACGGGAGTGGTGCAAGGCGAACGACTCGAAGGCCAAGTGGACCGCCGTGGCATGGCTCCGATCCTTGCATGGCGCAGACTCAATGGAGATGTCGAAGTCATCAGTGGTCGCCACCGGCTAGACCTATTCCGCCGCAATCAAGAGGGGTCAATACCTACCCAAATTTTCAATGAAGCTGATGGCTTCACCCGTGAAGATGCGCTAACCTTGGACGCAGAACTCAATATACGCGATGGACAAGGAACTACCAAAGACTATGCAAACTACTTCCGAAACGCCTCAATCTCCCATGACCAAGCAACAGAGAGAAGCCTTCTTTCAAGGGCTAAGGGCCGTTCCGGCTTCACGATTGGAAACTTTGGGGCGGATGATCTCTACGCGGTACATCAATCAGGAAAACTCTCCGACGCCAAAGCCGAAGCCATAGCCGCCGCCGCTCCAGGGGATGCAGAGTTGCAGCATGTGGGCCTCACGTTTGCTAAAGACTTTAGTCCCGAAGCACTTACTCAACTCATCACCGTAAGCCAGCGCGCGAAGTCGCCAACCGCTAAGCAAGGGGACCTCTTTGGCACCAGCGACGAGAACCTCAATAAGGCTGTCGCCCTAGTCAAAGCTAGCCAATCGAAGATTTCTGAAATCGACAACGCGATTCTCTCCGTGAAGGGGGCAGTGAAACGGCCTGACGCCGCTCGCAAAATGGGGGTCGATGTCAAAGACCCTGACTCGATCCGAAACAAGATCGAGCAACTCCAAACCCAGCGCGCAAAGTATGTCAACTTCCTCGACCACCCCGCCACGCTGGCAGAGGTGCGTGTATTAGCTTTTGGCGAAGAACAGGCCCCGCTCTTCACGGCAGCGCAAGAGCCATTCAATCTTACGTCCGATCCCGTATCTCCTCCCGCTTCCTTGGATCCTGTAGATCAAGAGGCCGAGCGTGTCGCGGCTATCCGTAAATCTGGATACGATAATACCCCGTCCATGTTTGGCGATGAGCCAGCTCCGCGCCCGTTCTCCGACCTCATGGCAGAGAACATGAAGCGCAAAGGCGAGGCGGGCTACATCGACCTCGGAGTGGTGCAAGATTTTGGGCATAGTGTTTATCAGGCGGGCATGGATTTTGCCGCATGGTCGGGACGCATGGTGCAGAAGTTCGGAGATACCGTGCGCGATGCGCTCGCGTCTCTCTGGCACGTTGTATCCGGTGGGCAATACCTACCGCAAGCCCGCGAGCGGGGAAGTGTGGCGTTGCCTGGCGCTGGCCCCAAGCCCCGCAAGTTCACGCAATCTGTGCAAGCCGCCGAAGGCGTCATGCCGGAGGTGAAGGCGCAGCTCAACTCTTTTGAATACGATCCGGTCACTAACGCTGAGACCGTGGCCGCCGCCCGTGCTGGCATAGATGCCGCAGGGAGCATGGATGCCGCTCTCACTGGACTCATGGGCAAGACCGCAGCGCCAGCATGGCAACCCTCCGCCGTGGACTACGCGACGGGCATGGAACTTATGTCGCAACTCCAAAACCGAGGCCGCCATGAGGACGCCGGAGCTATCGCAAATATGATGGCGACCCGCTCCACCGACCAAGGCCGCGCGATCCAAGCCCTCTCTATGATCTCCCGCCTCGGGCCGCAGGGCATCGAGATCTTCGCCCAACGCCAGCTCACGCAGGCCGCCACCTCGGGCAAGACAGACAAAGTGCGCACGAGCATCCAGGCGAAGATCGACGAGGCCGACCAGCTCCGCACCGAAGTCACGAAGCTGCGCCACGATGCCACGACCGCCGCCATCGTCGGCAATAAAGACCTCATCAAAGGCGAACTTCCTACCGGAGCTAACCCCGTGAAGGTGAACCTCGCTATCCGCGATGCCATCATGGGCTCGCCTACACCGCTCGCGGCCGAGGCCGCTACCCATGCGATCCTCACCGCCGAAGGGCTATCGGATAAGGGGGCCGTGCGTATCAGCAAGAGCGTCGTGAAAGATTTCCTTAAGACCACACAGGATGCTCGCGCTAAAGTCCTCCAAGACCTACAAGCCGCCGCTGAAAATGACCGACGCCTAGATAAATCTAAACTCGGCGGGCTCATGCGACTCAACCGCGAGGGCAAGCTCACCGATGCCAGCCTGCACGCAGGCATGGCGAAGATGCTCGGCATCCCACATTGGGGAGCGGAGCAAAGCGCGAAGGTGCAACGCATCCTCGCTCAGCGCGACAAGGCTACCGATCCCCGCATCAAGCTCGTCAAGGGGGCCGAAGCCCTCGATGTCGTTTACCGTGAGTTCATGCCGCCTGGATTACTGGCTAAGATAGATACCTACCAGACGCTCTCGATGCTGCTCAATACGAAGACCGTCACCCGCAACGTGCTGGGCAACTCCATCATGTTCGGCGGCGATCTGGTGGCCGACTCCTTAGCTGTGCCTATGGATGCTGTGATGGGCCTCGCGACCGGAAAGCGTACGCGCACGGGATTATCCCTCGGTCAACGTATCGCGGGCCTCGGAGCCGGAGTCGGAGATGTGAAGGCGGGATATGACTTTGCTCGCTCGGAAGGGCGTGGCATCCTCCCAAGCCTAGCCAAAGGAGTCGATACCCTCGTCCGCCTCGGCCGCTTGCAATCCAGCGGCAAGTATGACTCGGCTCAGATCAGCGCCTACAGCGGCGGCACATTCACGGCCCCTGTCCTCCGTCACCTCGAAGCCACCCTTGGCGCTGTGCTCTCCATAGCCGACCGAGGATTCTACGAGAGCGCCTTCCGATCCAGCCTCGACAACCGCATGAAAGCGGCTCGCGCCAACGGGACGCCCATGCTCGCGCCCGATGCCGACATGATCACCGCTGCCCGCATGGACGCCGCCCGCGCCGTTTACCAGGATGACAATATCACTAGCCGCACGCTGGGCGGGATGCGCCGTGTGCTCAATGTCAATCAACGCTGGGGTCTCGGATCCCTGCTTTTCAAATTCACCCAAGTCCCAGGCTCTATCGCTACCCGTGCGGTGGAGTTTTCCCCGCTGGGCTTCATCGGTACCGCCTACGAAACCCTCGCCCCGCTCCTAAGTAAGAATAAGGAGTTCGACCAAAAGGCATTTGTGGATTCCTTCACCCGCGCCCTCGTCGGCACGACCGGCCTCGTCGCCACCGGCTACTGGCTCGCGCAACTCGGCATCATCTCCGCAGGCAGCGACGCGAAGGATGATGACAAGCGCAACCTCGACAAAGCCCGAGGCTGGGGGAACTACAAACTCAACGCCACCGCGCTCAAGCGTGCGCTCATGACCGGCAACTTCTGGACCCGCCAGCCACAACAGAAAGGCGACATGGTGGTGAGCTACGATTGGGCGCAACCCCTCTCCATCGGCGTCGCCATGGGAGCCTACGCCCGAGAGAACCAAGACGCCGTGCGCGAAGACATTCTTCGCGGCAAGAAGCAAAGCCTCCTCGCCAGCGGAATGAACTGGCTCGCCTACGGAGCCGGAGCCGCCACCGGTGCCATGAACTCCCTCGTCGAGCAACCTCTTCTCACGGGCATCAACTCCTTCATGCGCAACGCAGGCTACGATGGACTCATCGGGGCCGTGGTGAAGACCGCCGCCGATATACCTGGCAGCTTCGTCCCATCCTCCGCCCGCCAGTGGATGCAGCTCGACGACAACTCCTCCCGCGAGGCCCGCGACAGCTCGCCCTTCCGTCAATACGTCAACGAACTCAAGTCCCAACTCCCTGTCCTCAGTAAATCTCTGCCGCAGAAATACGATATCGCTGGCAAACCCGTGGAACGCTGGGCGCAAGACAGCAATACGATCTTCAACGTCATGTTCAATCCTGGCATGGTCACGTACATCAAAGGCTCTCCCGTGCTCACCGAGATGGGAGAGATCTACCGCCGCACCGCCGATGGCCGAGCCGTGGCCAACCAGGTCAAGCCCGAGTTCACGCTCGAAGGCGTCAAGGTCCGCCTCACGGACGAAGAGATCAGCGCCATGCAAAAGGATATGGGCGCACTCTCCGTCGCCACCATCGAGAAATATGTGCTCGATGATCCCCGCTACGCTAAAGCCTCATGGGACGTGAAAGCTAAAGCCTTCACCCGCGCCCTGGAGAAAGCTGCCACCGCCTCAAAGTATCGCATACTCCTCGCCCGTCCCGACCTCAAGGAACGCGCCCGCCAAGACTTCATCCAAACCCGCGATGCCCGATCCGAACAACAAGCCCTCATGGAATAAGAATGGGGGAGGGTTTTTTAAGCCCACCCCCATGATAAAAGCCTACCAGCTCGCGGAGAATTACAATGGCTCCGGCTCAGTCACTAAATCGTGGTAATAAGCCCATGTGGTCTGGAAGCTAGAATGGCGAAGCATTCGGCTGGCCACCTCTAATCCATCGCGCATAGCTACCTCAGCGCCAAATTGCATCCGTAGATTATAGGAGAGTTTCTTGCCGCGACGGGGGAGGAATTTTTCAATGAACCGATTTATGTGACGCTCGCAGAGATTTTCGGCGTGGGTCTGCATGTCTCTCGGGATAACGAAATCTTCGCTATCAGGAAATGCGAGTCGAAGTTGATCTAGCAGATCGGTCCGAACTGGCACGGCTCCGTCTTTTCCTTTGGGGTAGTAAAATGTTCCATCCCCCAAATCACGCTTAACAAAATCTAGCAACTTGCTCTTTTTACCTTGGCGTATCCACGACCAGCGTAAATCTATGGTCTCATGGTTCCGAAGTCCGCACCGCCTCATTAGGGCGAAGACGGCCCATATCTTCCGGTCTTCGATGTTTTTACTTTTGCGCAAGACTTCCGCAGCGGCCTCCATCTTTGCCAAGATCTCTGGAGCTATGCACACAAAGGACGATCTCTTCACCGCGCCCTTGCCCTCCCGCCGACGTGTAGAGAACACCACAGATCGGAATCCCTCAATGGGGGGCAACTTTAATTCTTTGTAAGCATGAAGGATGCTTGGTTGCAGTACGGACTTAATAGAAGACACGTCAGAACGAATGCCGTCCTCGCTCCGTCCCGCTGCCGCCTGTATCTCCGTCCAACGCCGAAGGGTGGACTCATCGAGCGCCTTGTCTAATTTTTCTTGGCTCGGCGTCGATGTGGCTAGAGCTGTCGAAACATATCGCTCGAATCTGCCAGCAACCGCCGCCGCACTTTTTATCGGCCCGCGCAGTTTCCAGCATTCCAGCAACTCGCCGACCGTAGAAAACCCTGGTCGAGCAACCGCAGCATCGAGGGCGACCTGATCCTTTTCGACAATAGCGCGGAGGATCTCTTTTGCTTTCCATTCCGCTGCCCGCCTAGATGTTTTAGACCGGACCTCGGTCGAACGCTTGTAGCGTTTCCCGTCAACTTGCACTCGAAAATAATAGGATCCTTTATCTGCATCCCAATAGACAGAAGCCTCGCCGTGCTTCCGGCTAGCTTTGCGGGGGCCACTCGGGGGACCACTTAGGGGACCACTTTGTTTCATATTCATATAGATTGAATGGACCGATTAGACAGGGAAAGTCAAGGGCAGTTGATCATTTTACCTAGGTAAAAGCGCATGGGGGACCACTTGAAGTGGTGCGCCCCCCGGGGCTCGAACCCGGAACCAATTGATTAAGAGTCTAGCAATTTCTATTGATGTTTAACAACTTACAGGAAAGGGGGCCACTTGGGGGGCCACTTGGTCACATTTTAATGTGGCGGCGGGCCTCTTCGGTGGGCTCTGATTTTATTTTCGGATTTGACGCCATTCTTCGGGGTCGGGGCGTTCGGGGCGTCCGGTGGCTGTGTTGAGCTGGTGCCGGATCCATGCGGCGAGCTTGCCTGGCTTTGAGGCGCGCACCCATGCGTTTTTTTCCTCCGGATAGCATTCAAATAAAATCTTGGCGGTCATATTTTCCGCTTCGGGATCGGGATTGCGGGCGGCGTGGCGGTTGCCGGTGTTGCCGTGTGGGGTGGCGTCGTCTGTCATTTTTTTAGGCGGGGCTGGTTGCTGGGTTTAAATCTTCGCGCCCATCCGCCAGGCGGCATTCTTGCGCGGGGGTAATTACGGGCTCCCCGTCCACTAGGGCGGGCAGGATGGCGGCATCGTCGGCGGCCAGTTCGGCCTCAATGGTGTGGCCTGGGGCAATGTCTAAATGATTAAGCGCCGCCTCAAGCTCTGAGGCGGCGCGGGTGAGTTGGTCGGGTGTCATTGTTCTTAGGGTTGGATTTTTTCGTGGGGGTTGTCGATGGTGTATTTTTCGAGCCATTTGGCTAGGGTGTTGTCACTGGTGAATGTTTCGAGGGTGGTGGATCCGTCGCCCCATAGGATCTCGATTGTGATTTTTTCGCCTTCGGTTTGGATTTTTGTGAGTTTCATATTCTTTCAATGGTCCCAAGTCTCTCCTGTGGCGGTTTCGATGGCGTTTGCCACTTGATCCCATAGCGCAGCGCCTTCTTCTCCGGCTGCGTCGCGGGCGTCGTAGCTGTCCCCCATGGCTTCGAGGGCGGCGCGGAGGGCCGCGAGCATCTGCGGGGCGGCTGCGATGAGACGGGCGAGGGATTCGCCTTCTGTTGCGTCTAAAAGGGGAGAGACGCGAGCGACGGGAAATTTTGTTTTGTCCTCAGTGATCCCCCAAGGGCGAGCTGTCCAGGTGTTGATTGTTTTCATAGGGTGGCGGAGATCTCATGCGCGGCGGCGCGGTTGGTGGTGAGGTCGGCGATGTCGGTTGGGGGATTTGCGGCGTTCACAAATTCAAGAATATTTTGCGGACATGTGACCCGTCCGGCTTCGATGAGCTGGGCGAGGGTTAATCCTGTCCAGTTTTTGAACTCTAGGGTTTTCTGTGCGGTGGTGCTCATATTAAATCAGTCCTGCTTCTTTGAAGGAGAAAAATGGGGTTTCTGTGCGGCTGGATCCCACGATGATGTGATCAATGAATGAGATTTGCAGCATGGAGGCGGCTTCTTTTAGGTTTTTGGTAACTCTCACATCAGCGGCGCTCGGGCTTGCGTCCCCGCTTGGGTGGTTGTGCATGATGGCGATGGCGTAGGCATTCATGGCAATGGCGGGCCGGAATACGTCACGGGGATGACACAAACATTCTGACACCGTGCCTATGCTTACAATGCTGTGCGCTACGGTGTGAAGTTTTGCATTGAGGATCAGAACAATCATTTGCTCTTTTTCTTCGCTGAACCACGGGGCCGAGGTGATGGAGTTTTTCCAATACTCCAATGATTTTTCTGGTCTGTCGCAAATGAGGCCTGGGCATTCGCGGACAAATTGAATTTTAACTTCGTTTGATGTTTTCATGGTGTGGAAATGGCGAGGGGTTCGGACCCTCGCCGGATTGGGTTAGGCGGCTTTGAGTTTCTTCATTTCCTCAGCCAATGCCCACAGGGCGCGGTTGATGTTGGTGTTTTGGTCGATGCCTCCGACTTCGCGGGTGCGGCGGCGGGCAACTAGGCGTCCGCTTTCGTTACGTTGGTTATATCTCAAGCCGCCTCTGATTAGATTTTCCTGCACGGCGTTGAGGGTGTTCCACATGGTCGGGGCAACGTCTTCGTTGCGGCGTAGGGTCAAGATCTGATCGGCGGTAACTGGTGCGGGCTTGTCGGCGTCGTCATATTTTGCAATGAGGGCGGCGCGGGCAAATGCTTGTTGTTCGCCTGGGGTGAGCCGGAGAGCGTTCATCTGGTGAACGCTTTCGGACACCTCGGGGAGCCTGTCAAGGATGCTGATGCAGCCTTCGATGACTTGGCCCTCGATGTCGCCTTTGTGGGGAATGCGGATGTCGTCGATGAGGTTTTGAGCTACAACCATCCCGTTGCCGCACACGAGCCGGAAGACGCCAGCCATGAGGCGATAGGATGAGGTGCCGTCGTGGGAGTTCAACAAAATGATTTCGTTGTGTGTCCCGCCCACTTGCAGGGCTTGGTTGTCGTGGCGGAGGCGCAAAAGGTGCTTGGTGAATCCGCGTTTTTCGTCGTCGCGGCTTCCTCCCTGCATGACTGCGTAGGGGCGGAAACCCTCACGGGCGAGGCCTGCGAGAATCTCGCTTGTGGGAATGTATTTGTAAGCGGCGGAGCGGCTGCCGTGTGCGCCTTCGGCAAATACGGATGGTGCAATCTGGCGGAGGCTGTCGGGCTCAATGGCTCCGGCGCGGCTGGTGAAGTTCACCGCGCCGTTGCTGCGTGTCCTAGAAAATCGTGTGATTGTCATAATATGGGGCCTTTCTTAGATCGTGGGGTTAAGTGTGGCGGCGATGAGGCCGAGGGTGAGGAAGGCGGCGAGGCCGCCAATGAATGCGGCGGGTCCGCTGGTGAGGGTGAAGGCCGCGCCGAGGGCGAGGGCTGAGACTGCTGCCAGGGCGAGGGCTCCGGCGATTGCGTTTTTTGCTGTTTTCATTTTGTTTCCCAGATTCGCTGGGCCGAGGTCTTATTTTTCCAGATTCGCTGGATCGGGGCGGGCCGTGTTTGGCTCGCTTGTTTATGAAACTATATAGAAACAAAAAGAGCGCAAGAATTATTTTATTTTTGATGAAAATAAATCTACAGAAAATGCTTGACAGGCGCGAGAGCTGATAGAATCAGGCGCGGCGGGTCATGGTCCTTTTCTTTGCGAAAGAGTTTTTTTGGTAGGTGGGATAAATTGCATCAGCGGATTGGGGCCACTGGGGGAAAATATGGCGATGGTTTGGGGTGGGGTTTCGTCGGGCCGGAACATCTCGAAATTGCAGGATCCGTCACGCCACCGTGCGCGGAAATGATGGCGATATGCTCCGGTGTGGGGCCATGTGAGGCGGCCGGAGATGAGGCGCTCGGGGGTGATCTTAAGGGTGACGGGAGCGACGCCGAGCACGTTGCCGTTCCAATCTACCAGCGCGCCTTTCGGCTCGGTGATGATCTGGATCTCGATGGGCTGGGGGACAGCTTCGGCTCGGCGGGTGATGGGCTCGGGCTGAGGAGTGGAGCAGGATGCCAGGAGGAAGGCGGAAAGTAAGGCGGAAAATGTCTTGAATGCATTCATAAATAGCTTAATGACAACAATCTCCCCCCCCCCCCCCCCACCTAGAGGCAGGGGCATCTGGATAATTTTGCATAGCCCTACCCTGTGGCGTGTTTTTTCTTTTGCGGAATCGGCCCAATCTCGGGAGATGATTGGGCTGGGACTTTTCCCTGGCTGATACGGGTGAGGCCAAAAATAGCGCCTTCGGTGAGGGCGGCCGTGATCGCTTCTCGAGCCCACGCGCCCCGACTAATACCGCCGGATGCCGCGAGGCGGTCAATCTCGGCGACTTGGGCATCTGTCAGCGTGGTTGAAACGCTGATTTTGCCATCGCCTGCGCCGTGGCTTTTTTTTGCTTTCACGGGATCAATATAAGCGGGCGGAAATCATTTTCAATTTTTTTTATTGTTTTCCAATTGGAAATGAATATCTATGAATGGAAATGAGTGGAACACCCTACTTGACCATGAATAAAACAATACAAACGCAGATACCAAAAGAGCTGGATCAAATCATCTCAGCTATTGCGAAAAGCCAGATGGTCAGTCGGGCCGCAATCGTGCGGCAGTTAATCGTGAAGGCGCTCGATAAAACGAGAGAGGGCCAGATATGAGCGTTATTTATAGCCTGGCGGTTGGATGCCTGAGCGGGGCGGTTTTTTATTTTTTCGTGAAAATGGGGGGCTTGAAATGAGCCGCTTATTTTTATGCCGTGCCACGGATCCGCTGCGGGGAGCGTTTGGGGACTATGTGAGGGCGGGCAGCCGCGATGCCGCGCGGGCTGCGTTTTTTAAAATTTTCGGGCTTTGGCCTCATTCGGTGGAGGTCGAACGATGAGCGCCGATGAGTTTTTCCGGTCGTCGGGATATTTTTTCGAGTTTTTGCAACTTGTCGCCCCGTTGGTCGTCCTCCTGTGGGTGACTGATCGACTCATGGAGGGCGGGAAATGATCGAGCAGCATTATTCTTGTCGGCAAGTGGCGGCCAGGCTCGGGCTATCTCATGGCACGGTCCACAAATCGGTGACTGATGGGCGGCTGGGTGCGGTGATATTCGGCCATCGTATTTTGATACCTGAGAGCTCGGTAAATCATTATTTAGAGGTCCACCGTGTCGGGCCTGTCCCCCCTCGTCGTTTACTGGCTGCGAAGACCGTATAAATCAAATGGATTCCCCATTGATTCGATTTGATGCGCATGAAACAGCGGCGCCTTTTTTATTTTCTGAGGCAGAAATAGGCGCTGAGAAGCTCGAAGCCACGGGAGAGTTTAGCGGCGAGCGGTTGCTTGCCAGACGTCCGGAGGTTTACAGGGCGATTCTATCCATGAGCGCCGAGGGTTTGAGTGTGTCGGCCATGGCTCGGGCTTTCGCTGTGTCGCGGAATACAATCGCGGCCGTCCAGGACCGTGAAGGATTTTCTATAGAGCAGCATAAAAAGGAGCTGCTCCGGAATGTTAGGACAGCGGCGAGGCTTTCGGTTGAGAGGGTCGTGGAGTTGGTTCCTGGTATTACCAGCGCAAAGGATGCGGCGATCGTTGCGGCAGTAATGGTCGATAAGCTCCAGCTCCTCAGCGGTGAGGCAACGGCAAGAGTTGAGAGGGTCGAGGTTAGCCAGGACAAACTCTCGGAAATGCTGGCGGGTCTTCCTATGCTCGAGGCGGAGCTGGTGCCGGTAACCGGTTCAAGCGGCAGCGGGTCGGAGCAAAAGGGGCGGGCTGCGGCGGCTGCGGCGGGTTGCCTGGGGTTGGATCCGGTGGGCGCGTTGGGTGAGATTGATATAATATCAACTGATATGGCGTCGGTTTACCTAGGCAAAGCCTCGAAGGGGGCCACATTGGGGGGCAACTGCGCTGCCGGTCCGGTCGAGGTCGGTGATTTGTCTGCCGAGACGGAGGGGGGGAGGGGGTCTGAATTTTCGAGCCCCCCCCCGTCAGCATTCACTGATTTGGGTGAACGGAAAATTTTTAGCAAAGGAGACCTTAACTCCTAAACGGAGGTCCATTTTATGCAAAATAAAAAAAACAAACCGGAGGTGGAGCAGGCGACGCCTCCGGTGCAGGAGGCGGTGAAGGTGAAGGTGTACCGCCATGTGCCGAACAAGAACTTGCTTCAAGTGCAAGTGCCTAATGGGGACGGGGGAACAATGAAGGTGGGATTGATGCGTGTGCGCGATAGCCACTACTACAGGGCGGGGGAGATGATACCGGCGAGGTTGGGCGACCATGATGTGTGGGAGCCGCTGAAGACCCGCTTCCGCCCCAACATTGGGGGGTTGGTATGAGTGGCGTTACGGCGTTGTTGCTGGCGGGGTTAGTGATGCTGGCTCTCTGGACGACTTTTCACCTTGGGGTGGAGTGCGGCAGGGAGGAGAAGGAAATGAATGATGATGAGGATGATGATTTTACAAAAAAATGAAAACGCGATTGATTGTTATTGATACGGAGACGGGGGGATTGGATTCAAAAACAAACGCCCTGCTATCTTTGAGTGCGCTTGATACGCTTGATGGGGAGGTTTTTACAGCGATGATAAAGCCTTCGCCTGAGTGGATCGTGGAGCCGGAGGCGATGCGGGTGAATGGGTTCACCTTGGATTTTCTGGAAAAACACGGTCGGCCTGAGCGGGGGGTGATGGAGGACTTTGCGTTGTGGCTGGGTGAGCGGCGGTATGCGTTGCTGGCTGGCTGTAATGTGGCGTTTGACATTGGGTTCCTACGGGCGGCGGGGGAGCGTGTGGGGCTGACGTTGCCGCTGGGCTACCGCTCGGTCGATTTGCAGGCCGTGGCTTGGCTGGCTTGGGAGGTGGGCGGTCTGGAGCTGCCGCTGGGCAAGGATGGGCTGCCTAAGTTGAGCTTGTCGGTGATCTCGGAGGCGCTGGGGCTGGGCAGGACGAGTAAGACGCATAATTGCCTGGAGGATACGATGCTGACGTGGGCGTGCCTGAGCAAGATCGGCCGCTGCGTGGAGATGGCTCCTCGCGTGGAGGTGCAGCCATGAACTCGAAGGAGAGGGCGCTTTCTTACGACGATGCCCGCTGTGGCCACCGTGTGGTGATGCGGCCGAAGATTACGAACAAGGCTCTCACGCGCTGGCTTGCTGGCCGTGAACCGCAAAAAAAGAAACTGACGGAGAAAAAAGAACAAAATGAGCAACTGGATTAAAATGCGAAACAATCTTTTGAGTGATGGTCGAGTCGCCAAAATTGTCGATATGACCAACAAGCATGAGATATATGTGATTGGGGCACTCTGGTGGCTATGGGCAACGGGGGATGATCAGTCGGTTGATGGGCATATTAACGGCCTTTCTCTGGCATCTATTGATCGCAAGACCGGAATAAAAGGTTTTGGTATAGCTCTTAAAAAGGTTGGTTGGATTCTGGAAGGTGAAGATGGAGTGGATATTGTGCGATTCGATGAGCATAATGGGGCATCTGCAAAGAGAAGGGCTGTGATGGCTAAGGTGCAATCAAAATACAGGGGCTCGTCATCAAAGCGTGATACATCTAATATCACGGATATATCACGGCACGATCACCTAGATAATAGAATAGATAATAGAATAGATAATACCCCTATAGTCCCCGATGGGGACATGGTGTTGGAGGGTGAGAGTGTTGATTTACCGGCACCGGAGGATCAGATCGTTTCGAGATTTCGTGAGCTTTTCCACATTCGACCGACTTCGACTCTGGATGCCTCCACGACCAAGGCTTACCAGAAAAATAAAAAAGCGGCGGCGGAGTTGAGCGATGAGGATTGGCGGGCGCTGGAGTGGGTGTATCGCCAGCAGGAGGGCGTGGCGGCGACTTACAGGCGTAAGGACTTGGCTACGTTGCTGAATAACCTCACCTCGGAGGTGCAGCGGGCCTACGATTGGGCGGGTCGCTCGGGGGTGAGCTTTGCCCTGGTGAGGGTGGCGGTGGAGTCGGAGCCGGAGGGGTGGGCGTCGATCATCACGGATGAAGACCCGAGCTATAATTGCATTTCGTGGGCGGCTTTGCCGGATTCGATGAAGCGTTATGTGCGGGAGAGGGTCCGCCAACGGCATGAATCCTAACGATTATTTTTATCAACAACTTACCGAGCGCGATGCGATGGAGGAAGGATGCTTCCGCGATAGCTTCCGCTTGGAATGGGGGGTGGCATTCCCTCCGCAACTTAACAATGAATACGAACAATATATGACTACAAACAATGACTCCCTCGATACTTACGAGGAAAATAAAAATACGGGGCTGGCGCTGATCACTCGGCATAGGCCGGATGCGAAGTATGATTTCCTGCGTTTCCAAGTGGGGGTGATGGCGCTGCGGCAGATGGTGGAGCCGATCTATGACGAGGCGGGGGAGAGGGTGATCGGGGAGCGTCCGCTGGATCGGGCGACTTGCATGGTCTTTAATCTCTTGGGCTTTGGGGTGTCTTTGCAAAAAGCAAAAGCAATGATGATGAGGAACTACAAGCTATGAGCGTGAGTTCTTTACCAGAGGCTCCGGTGTGCGAGCGGGCGGTGATCGGGGCGGCGTTGCAGGAGGGGCGGGTGGCGGATAGCGTGCTGGAGGTCTTGCGGCCGGAGCATCTCGCTTGGCCAGCGAATAAGGAGATCCTTTCGCTGATCTCGGATATGCGCCAACAAGCGTTGCCGGTGGATTTTATCTTGGTGACGACGGCGTTGGATAAGGCGGGAGTCCTCGAAGCGGTGGGCGGGAGTGCCTACCTATCGGAGCTGGCGACGGATATGGGGACGGTGGCAAATTGGCAGCACTACGCCGAGGAGGTGATCGACTCATGGAAGCGTCGGGAGATGCTGGCTGCGGCGATGAGGTTGGCGCAGGAGGCCCGTGATCCGGCGCTGAGGGTCGAGGACGCGCAGGAGCGGTGCGAGCAAGTGCTATACGGCTTACGGGAGAGTATCGGGAGGGAAAATGTGGTGGCGCATTGCAAACGGGCCGTGCTGGAGGCGGTGGAGCATATCGAGAAGGTGTATCAGAATCGCGGGCAGACGGTGGGGCTGGAGAGTGGCATTCACGATCTGGACCGCTCGACGGGGGGATTCCTCGGGGGGCAGATGATTGTGATCGCGGCTCGTCCGGCGTGTGGGAAGTCGGCGCTGGGGATGCAGATGGCACTCCATGCGGCGATGAAGGTGCAAGTGCCGGTGCTGGTCTTCTCGGTGGAGATGCCGTCGATGGAGCTGATGACTCGGGCGATATGCTCGGAGGCGGGCATTGACCTCCAGCGGGTGCGGGATGGATTTTTGCCTGCGACGGCGCTGGGGAATGTGTCTTCGGCGGCGAGCCGCTTGAGCAAGGCGAACTTGTATCTGGACGATACGCCTGGCTTGACGGTGGCGCAGTTTCGCTCACGGGCGCGGCGGGCTAAGGCGGCGCATGGCATTAAGCTCATTGTGGTGGATTATTTGCAATTCATGCACGGGTCGTCGAAGAGGGCTGGGGAGAGCAGGGCGCTGGAGGTGAGCGAGATCAGTAAGGCGATCAAGACGACAGCGAAGGAACTCAGTATTCCCATCATTGCCCTGGCGCAGCTCAACCGCGATGCGGATGAGCAGAGCAAGCCGAAGCTCTCGAATCTCCGCGAGTCGGGCAGCATCGAGCAGGATGCCGATACGGTGATGCTCATTCACCGCCTAGACAAAAATAAAAAACGGGCGGGCGAGGATGACGAGCCTATGGATCACAACACGTTGCTGATCCTTGCGAAACAAAGAAACGGCCCGACGCCGGAGATCAAGCTCAACTTCATCGGCGAGCACACGACCTTCCGCAATGTGACGGAGAAGGCGTATAGCAACAACAAGAACGAAAGGCAGAAATAAAGCCATGAGTATCATATCAGATTCGGCGGTGGGGTGTACGGCTTGTCATCGGGATTGGCTCGACCATCCAGGGTTGGACCACACTTGCAAGCTAGCGACGGACTTGGCGGCGACGTTGAGGGGGGTGTTGCGCTATGCGCAACCTCCGGAATACACGCGCGATATTGGCGAGCAGGAGATTTATTTTGACCTCATCGAAAATGCGCGGCGGCTGATCGTCAAGGCGCGGACTTTTGAAAGCGAACTATGAACTCTCTCTCGGACTACATAGCGCACAAGGGTATCGACCCGACGCATACGCTGAATCTTCTCCAAGATGCGGGGGTGGTGTCGGATCTGTGCATCACGGTGGATGAAGTGGGCGATACGGGCCTCGCGGTGGCGTGGCTGAATGAACATGAATCTGAACTGCGGAGGGCGAAATGAGCGGCACGCCTGAGACGGATGCGGCGGTGATGGCGGCGGGAGGAGATTGGTCTTACCCGCTGCGGGAGTGCAGTCGCCGGTTGGAGCGGCAGCGCGATGAGGCGGTGGAGGAGGTGAGGCGGCTCAAGATCATCCTTGATTTGATTAAAAAGGAGGCGCAGTGATTCCGCAGACTTCTAATCCGGTGATACCGGAGATCGTGGTGGAGGGGCGGCGGGCGGATGGGACATTTGTGGTGGTCTCGCAGGGGCGGCGTCTTGTGGCGACGGAGGCGCAGCTCCTTGCGATTCACCGTGAGCGGGAGGAAAAAATCGCGCGGATGGTGGAGGATCCGTGGCGCTATGGATGGGAGAATCCGGCGTGGGGGATGTCGGATGCGGCGTTCACGGATTTGAGGGCGCAGTTCCCTCGGGGCGTGACGGAGCTTCTTATCCTGGGCGGCAACCGCTCGGGGAAGTCGCGCTACTATGCGCGGCGGGCGATGCAGCATCTGGTGAATAAGCCTGGGGCAAAGGTGTGGTGCCTTCAATCCACGGAGGCGGCGTCGATCCAGAGTCAGCAACCCTACCTTTGGGAATACCTACCGACCGAGTGGCGGCCTGCGGCCTCGGGCAAACTCAAGAAGGGGAGCGTGGCAAATATCACCTACTCGCAGAAGGGCGGATTCACGGAGAACTCATTTGTTCTGCCGAATGGCTCGCAGTGTTGGTTTAAATTTTACTCGATGGATGTGACGAGCATTGAGGGCTCGGAGTTGGACTTTGTGTGGGCGGATGAGCTGGTGACGCCGGATTGGTTGGAGGCGTTGAGGTTCCGCTTGCTCACGCGAGATGGCGAGCTGGGTATCGGGTTCACCCCTATCGAGGGCTACACGACGACGGTGAAGGAGTATCTGGATGGGGCGCGGACGCTGGAGGAGTGCGAGGCTCCGCTCTTGCCGCGACATAAGCATGGGGAGTTGGTGGGCTATGAGATGGTGCCGAGGGTGCAACAATGCACGCGCGAGAAGGCGAGGGTGGTGTATTTCCACACGGCGGATAATCCCTACGGCAACCCCGAGGCGATGGCGATGGAGTTGAAGGGGAGCAATCGCGAACGTGTGCTCATGCGTGCCTATGGGGTGCCGACGAAGCATCGGTTGTCGATGTTTCCGAAGTTCCGCGACACGGTGCATGTGGTGCCGCAGGACAAGGTGCCGAGCGGGGGAACGGTATTTCATTTTGTCGATCCAGGGGAGGGGAAGACGTGGGCGATGCTGTGGGTGAGGTTCTCACCGGATGGCAGGGCGTGGGTGTATCGCGAGTGGCCCGACCAGATCGACTACATCGAGGGCGTGGGCTATGCGGGCGCGTGGGCGGATCCGGATGGCAAGCTGCAAGATGGTCGCCCTGGGCCAGCGCAGAAGGCGTGCGCGGGATTTGGATTCGATGACTACAAGCGCATCATCGAGGCGGCGGAGAAGGTGGATGGGGTCACGGCGGCGGAGAGGTGGATGGATAGCCGGTATGGGAATACGCCGACGATGACGCATGAGGGGGTGCGGACTCTTATCGAGCAGTGCAGCGAGCGCATCGACATGGACTTCCGCGCGGCCAGCGGGCAAGCCATTGTGGAGGGGGTGACGGTGCTGAACGATTGGCTTTCCTATGACGAGGAAAAGCCGGTGGATGCTATGAATTGTCCGCGATTGTTCATTAGCGAACGGTGCAAGAATCTCATCTATGCGCTCAAGACATGGACGGGGGCGGATGGGAAAAAGGGAGCGACGAAGGATTGGATCGACATTCTGCGCTATATCGCCTTGAGCGGCGTGGCGTATGAGGATCCAGACCTGATGAGCGTGCGACCAGGGGGGACGTATTGACAGCCTCCCGCATACTTGGGGGCAGTATGAAACTACTTCGCCGCCGTGATGTGATGGAGCGCCTTGGCGTTTCCACAAAGCAACTCACGAAACTTGTGGAAGCTGGGCTGGTGCGGGCGCTGCGTAAGAGCGGGGCGCGGGCTTGGTATCTCATTCCTGACTTCGATAAACTATGAAACACACAGACAACGTGGGCTCGCTCTCGCGCAATAAACGCAAGGAGACGGAGAAGCAACCGCCCTACACGGGCTCGGCCATCATTGAGGGGAAGGCGTATTGGGTGAGCGGGTTCATTAACGAAAGCAAAGAAAATGGGGAAAAATATTTTCGTCTCTACTACAAACCGAAGGAGGGTGTGGCGGTTGCTGCGACTCCGACTCCGCACGATATTGAGGGGCCAGATATTCCATTTTAATGAAGGCGGATATTGATCCTGCGGTGTGGTGCGTGGGGCCGGAGGAGCCTTGGTATCGCGCGGTGCTGGCGAAGATGGATGACCATATCGCGGATGCAAACTACCTTGTGCGGAATTTTCAGACGGCGCAGCAGCATGGCTTCATTGCTCATGCGGCGGGGCAGCTTGAGGCATTGTCACTTTTGCGTGAGGAGATGGAGCGTATGCGTGCGGAGGCGATGGAAACTTCCCTCCAAGCGTAAAGTTTTATCGTCCCATTTCGTCCCAATTGGTCCCGTTAAGGCCCGTTTTGCCAATACCCTATTGCGGCTTTGAAAAAGCTCCCGCATATCACGTTCACACACGGGGGCTGAACTGCCTGTGGCGATTTCGCAATGGTTGCGGAGCCGCATAAAAACTCAGTTCTGGAGCAGTTACTTGGAGACGTTTTAAAATTCCATGGAAGACAATACAGCAGGATTTAGCATCGGCGACGTGCTTGATGAACTAGGGGTAAATATCCCGACCTCGGACGAGCAGATTCCCGACACCGGCGAAGTGACCGAGCAATCGGAAGCGGAGGTGCCAGAGGAGGCGGTCGCAGATGGAGCAGAGAATACAAACGAAGACACCGAAGAGATCGAGAAGGAGCCAACCGAAGACGCCGATGAGGAGTCCGAGGATACCGAGGCGGATGAGAATGAGCCCGAGGCGGAAGACCGCACGGTCAAAAAACTCAATCGCCGCGTGGATAAACTCACTGCCCGAGCGAAGACGGCTGAGGAACGCGCTGCGTCCCTAGAGTCGGAACTCGCTATGGCCCGCGATGCGGTGACGAAGGCGCAACCAATCGTGCTGCAAAGTGCGAACGACCCGTTGAGCAATGTCACTACGGCGGATGATCTGGATGCAAGGTTAGCAAGTGCCAACGTCATCATCGACGATGTGCCGGAGCTGATCGCGCGTGCGGACTATGAGGGCGGCGAGGTGGAGCTGCCGATGGGCGATGGCACGACGAGGAAGTTCACGAAAGCGGAACTCCAAGAGCGACTACGCTTGGCGAAGAGCATCATCAAAAATGAACCCGTGCGCCGGAAATATCTAGCGGAAAGGGAGTCGTATGTAAATGAGGCGCAGCAAACCTACCCCGAGTTTTTTAAAGAGACGCCGCAGCGGCAGATGATGGTGCAAACCCTCAAGACCTACCCTGAGCTATCTCGTATGCCGAATATCGAACTCATCATTGGTGATGCGATACGAGGCCAGCAAATACGCTTCTCTCAATACGAGGCCCTTCAAAAGAAGGCCGCTGGTGCCAAGGTCAGTCCCGCAACAGCTACCGCCAAGCCGACGTTGGCCCCGAAGGTGATCTCTCCGAACTCTGCTCCGAAAACGAAATCTAAACCCGACGCGCTGGATGCCTTGAAAAAATCCGGAAACCGCGAGGCGGCTGAACAATTCATGTCCAGCATCTTCGATTAAACAACACCCAATCAAACCCCAGAACTAACCCCCCAATAACATTATGGCAGCTACAAGCATACTCACAATCAAAGGTCAGAAAGAAGACCTCTCCGACGCAATGGTCCTCATCGAGCCAGGCGATACACCCCTTTTCTCGATGTGCAAAAAATCCAAGGAGCCAACCAACGTGTTGTTCTCTTGGCCCGCCGATAAATACAACGACCCGCAGACCGCAGGCGTGATGGCGAACGACGATGTGACGACCTTCGACGACGAGCACGCTAACCGCGAACTCCTCTCGGGCCGCATCCAAAAAGTGCGCCGTTCCTTCCAGGTCGATGACCTCGTTGAGAATGTCGCCGACGTGGCTGGAGTTGGCCGCAAGCAGGCTTTCAATAAATCCGCCGCCAA